TAAGTGGCGGTGCTTACATCATTTACAAATAAACCTTGTGTCAGCAAATATTCATTGTTAGAAAATATATTTCCTTTTGAAACAATCAGCGCGCCAGCAGGGGCGCTGTTGTCATCTTCAACATAAATGGCTTCACGAACTCTTGTCTTTCCAGCAGGAGGAATGCTGTCACCTGCTTGACAATTTGAAATTGTGCAATTTTCGGAACCTGTTATTCGAATTGCTGGTTGAGTTGCGGAATTATCCCAGTTTAGAGCCCATTGGTCATTGTTGTCATATTGAACATATGTGCAATTCCATATGTTCAAAGCACCCGCTGGGGAACCAGCTACACGACAGTCCGCAATTCTAATATGTGTTCCTTGGACTACTTGAATAATGTCTTTAGCGCCTGATGTGATAGTCTGTGTGCCTGAGCCGGTAGTGTTAAACAATACTTTTGTGCTTGACCCATAAATCGAGTCGTTTTGATTGGCCCAATATAACGCAAGAACATTTCCACCAAGTTTTTTAACAAGATATGTGTTTTTACCGCGATTTACACCACCAGCAGCGGCAGTCATTTCAGGATATGTCCCAGATGTTTCTAACGTAACTGGCATACCATCATAAAATGCTGAACCATCGCTAACTGTGATGTTATCGGTGCCTGTATCAACAGTATAAGTTTGAGATACTTGACTGCTTACACTTTCACCTCGAAATATGAAATTACCAACAAAACTAAGATGCTCACTTTGAGCCGTCCAAATCACTGGATGTTTGCTATCTGTTCCATCAATAGAGCAGCCACGGACTAACGTGTCGAAAGTTTTACCAAGATACATTCCACTCATAAAGAATGAGTCGGATATTTCTAATGGGTGGGCCGCAATAATATATAAGCCGAATGCTGTTGGATTTACACATTTGACACCAGAAATTAGACCTCCTGGGGAAGTATTAGCGGAAGTGCGTTGATGTTCAATACAATGAACGCCAGGTGCTGTTTGATTTGCTTTGTTAGCGTCGATGATTAAATCTTCAATTGCCCAATTTGAGCTTGGAGACTCAATTTTGACAGGAGAAACCCCTGAACTATCTAAAGATTTAATGATGGTTGATTTGTCATATGTAACCAAACGCGCCCAACCGTTTTCCTTGTGAGCGCCTTTTAGTGTTACATAGCTTTTCAACGTAATCTGAGAAACGCGGTAAATTCCAACCGGAAAATAAACCGTGCCTCCAGTTATTGTTACAGCGTCAATTGCTGCTTGAATAGCTGCCGTGTCATCAGTTACTCCATCGCCAACAGCACCATAATCTTTTACTGATATACTTTCAGCTAATTTTGTATTTATGTTGTTAAAATTGGCATCCATTTCAGCCCAACTCAATGTTGTGCCTTTTCCAGCCCTTGTTACAATTGTTGCCATATTTACTCCTTAAACATACCCATCAGTTACATAAGCTTCGTCTACATAAAAAACATAAGGTACTGTTATAAAAATATCATTTGGTGGTCTAATATAGGGTACAGTGATTTTATCCTGTTTAGCTAAAACAAAGTCTTGGGGATGGCGTTGTTCATAACATTTAGGACAAACAATAAAACCATCCCATCTTTGTTTTGCTTTATTTGCTTTATATTTTATAGAACAACTATCACAGATTAGATTCCATTCACCTGAGATAAATGTATTTCTGCTCATTATGGATCCA